AACCTGGCGTACTTATCAGGGAATGCTTTGGTGTAAGCCTCAATGTTGCTGCATCCCATGAGCTTCTGGCTCACATACCGGACAGCATCCACATAGTTGTGCACCTTAAACCTGCCATCAGCCATGACCCGTGTGTAACTCAGCAGGTTATCCCGGTAAGCCTCAAACATCTCTGGATCAGCCAAGGCGTTATTAACTGAGTCAATTAACTCTTGGTTCACAGATTTCTTTACCTTATCAGGTAGAGCTTGCTTGAATTGCTCAATAGTAAGTGCCGTCATATATATATCCAAGAGTTACTGTATCGGGTGTATATGGTACGGCATTATTAGAAACAATAAAAAAAGAAGGAGCCGAAGCTCCTTATTAAGTCTACTCATCACATGACAACCAAGTACTCAGTATATATAAAACCAAAAGGTATGTGGAAATATTCTGCAGAATTTTTAGACCGCAGGTTTCCACAGTATTTTAAAAATGGGTATGGATGCAGGACTTATTAGGGCGGAGCCCTAAAACACTAATACCCCCCCCTACACATGGCCTACGGCCATCCAGTGGGTACGTACCCCATCTCATTCATCCTATAGGAGTTATATATGTTCCGTTCATTCAACATCATGGTCACAACATTGCTTGAGGCCATCACCAATTTCTGTACTGCCCTTGGGCACATCAGCAAATGGTCAGAGGAAACCGCTGCTACGTTCGTAGACGAAGCACGTTCAGATCGCCAGAAGAAACTACTGGCACAAGAGCGCGAAATGCAAGCTCTCATCAACAACCCTTAATACAACGCCACCCTTCGGGGTGGCTTGTAACTTCCTACACATAGGAGTCCAACACAAAGGCATCGAGATAGTCTATGTAATAGACAGAGTATGCCTATTCACCATTACTAATCATTACTAGCATTGCATTAGCAATCTCAGGTTTAGCTGAGTAGTAGACAGTTGGGTATTAGTCTAGTGTTCTAGCTGATTAACTTACCAATCATCCACATTCCCATCTCATTATTCATTCCGATACTCACCCGATACTCGAAGCAATAACCACCTAGCCTACGGCTATCTAGTGGTATCTATTACCTTATACATCATCACTACAACTAAGGAATCATCATGACATCTTTATCACGCATCTTCTTCATCTATACAGAAGCATCTCTTGCAGTATTACTACTAATCTTGTCCTTAGTAGAAGTACTTTGTTACTTTGCTCTACCTGACACTTTGTTATCTAAACTCGCATTAATCGCAGCTATTACTTTCTTTGTTATTGCTGCACTCAATGTCCTGTACATCGTTCATCAAGAACGTAAGTACTCTCATTAACAACAACCTGATGGCCTACGGCCATTAAGTGGAATGACCAAGGCTGTCTTGCGTTCGTCCACCCTACTTCTGGAGAAGTTATGTCTTACCAAGATTTGCCTATTTCTGACGATTTTGATTACCTTGACGCTGAGCTGTGTGCCTTCTATGACGCACTCACAGACCACTTAGAGTCTGAGTACTACGACGAATGGCTTGCCTGAGTCATCCCTGTCAATCAACCAAACAAGACTCTTAGGAGTCTTTTTTTACGCCTATTGGAGTCTTCTATGAATGAATTTGTATGTGGTGTGCTCACCTTTGTGCTGGTTGCCAGCATTGGCGTCATGCTTGCTTGGCGCGGATAACCACACCTTATGTGGGATAAGGATTAACCCTACTGTTAATACTTACAATCAATCACTTTGTAATAAATTCCATATCTGATATAACTTTTTGTTATAGCAACATCCTGGCCTACGGCCATTTCTTGGGCTTGACCCAACGCATCTTTTTTCCTCCTTTTACTGGATATATCTCATGACATTTCGTTCAAACGCTGTTCAAACTTCGTCTTCTTCTAACAACACCAGCAATGACAGCTGGAAAGCACAGGGTTTCCTGAACCTGTATCTCCCATCGAAAGATGGTGCCAAGCGTCGTAAATTGGGTGCAATCCCATTGAAGGCCGCTAAGCCAAGCGAAAAGCAGATGCTTGACTGGCTCAATGAAGACCCAACTCGGGTTACAGCCATCATGGCCAAGCTCATCATTGAGTTCCAGCCAGCTCAGGCTGCTGAGAGCACAGGATTCGACCTGAGCTAAAACCATCACCGTCTCTCACCTCTAACAGGGTGTGAGGCGGTAAGTTTTTTCCTGAACACACTTAGTCAGAGCTAAAAGTAACCCCAGTTAAGACAGTCATCTTCATAGCTTATGTTTGCTGCTTGCCTGCGTGTCGGTAACGATACGTGGGCATTTTTATTCCAACAGTAAAGCTACAGCTGGCCTACGGCCATGTTGGTGGCGCTTTTGCCAGCTACTTGGAGTACTCCATGACAACATTTACAGACTTCCAAAACTATGTGCAGGCTTTGCGACAACATGACTGGCACTATGAGTTCTCTGATGACCACGGTGTGTGGAAAGCAGGCAGAGCCAATGAAATCAAGCTACGTGCCCAAGCCAATACCAATCCAGTGTTACTGAGTGCATTTACTTGTTGGCTGCACTTTATAAACAGTGACAGAAACACAGTTGACTGTACTAGACGCGATGCTTGCATTGCACAGTTAAGTACAGAGTTCATATCTACTACAGAAGAAATAGCATGACAACTATGCCTGAGTTCAAACTCATCGTTACTGGTGGTAAAGATTACTCCAATTACGACTACCTAAGTCGTGTCATCTTTGCTATGGCCGATGTTGAGTTAGCCGATAAAAATATAACCATCGTTAGTAGCGTAGCTACAGGTGTAAACGCTTTAGCTAAACAGTTTTCTGGCGATAACTACATCCCAATGTACAAATTTCCAGCTGCGATAGAGCGATGCACAAATAAAACACAGTCTGTATGGAACATACAAATGGGTGACTTTGCTGATGGACTTCTAGCCTTCTGGGATGGGCGATGCAAAGACACGGCACACATGATTACTTACATGAAGAAATTAGGTAAGTTCGTTCACATAGTCTATTACTAACAGGCGCATTCCCTGCGCTTGGGTGATTGCTTTCATTTATAAATTAAACACTAAGGAACTTCACATGGAAACCATGCGCGAGATAGTTGTTCAGGAAATTAACGAAAAACGTTACAACCGTAAACATATTGACGTAAAAATACGTACATCTATTGAAGCCAGTAGCTTTATGCAAGATAAAGTTGCTCAAGGCATTGAACTGGCCACAGATTACATGAATGGAACTTACTACGACTCCAAGATGCGTCGTGTAGTGCAGCTTAAGAACATGGACATACCAGCCTTGGTGATGGACATGTTTGTAGGCATAGCGTACTGTCAGCGTCCTGAACTATTTACCTCAGTGTCATCACAGATGGCATCGAGACTAAAGTTCAGTGATAGGACAGAAGCTATTACTACTGTAGCTGAACTAATGGCTGTACTGTGCAATACAGATGCATTTGATATAACTAAAGATGGCCCAAATGCCAGCTTGATGGTGGTATCTTGTATTCCATTGCCAGATGAACTAAAGATGTTTATTGATAACAGTCAGTTCTTACCACCTATGGTGTGTGAGCCTTTAGAGTTAACCCATAACTACTCTTCAGGGTATCTCACCCATAACGATTCATTGATACTGGGGTCAGGTAATCATCATGATGGGGATATCTGTATAGATACTCTGAACATTATGAATAAGGTAGCACTCAAGCTAGATACAGACTTCTTAAGTACTGTAGAAGAGATGCCTACTTTTGACTTGGATACTCAAGACAAAGAAGAAAGCTGGGCACACTTTAAGAAGCAAAGCTACCACTTCTATCACCTCATGGCTACGCAAGGCAATAAGTTTTATCTTACCCACAAGGTAGATAAACGTGGGCGTATTTACTCTCACGGCTACCACATCAACACCCAAGGATCTGCCTTCAAAAAGGCGATGCTTGAGCTGGCTGATGCAGAGCTAATCCAAGGCGTGCCTGCTCAGTAAGAGGTGCAAAAAGTCTGACCAAAGGCTGTATTGCATCTGGTATTGGTAGGCATGAATGGTATTTGCGGCATAGCCTGAGAAGCAGAGTCACTGCTTTTCTTAGCATCATCCTTACCTTTGATGTTAAGAATCATTAAAGAGACTTGGTTGCAAAGCTCTTGGTTTCCAGCATTAAAAGAGTTGATGTGTGCTTTGTTTTGCTCAAACTCGCGCATATCAACTTGGTAATTCTGCATAACCTCAGAAACGATGCGTTTTCCATAGGCAGCTGTTTCAAGAGCCATGCGTCCTTGACGGCTGCATTTTTCAGAAAAGTAATCAATTTCTGCAATTGAAATCAAATCACGGCCTGTGTATATGGGCTTGATTGTAGAGCTGGCACAGCCAACAAGAGCTAAAGCAAGAGCGGGCAATAAAGCCAAATAGTAAGAAGGCATCACGTGACCTGTAAATAAAGGAAATCAGTATGCCACGTGTCAACAGATTTCATTCACAAAACCATTACCTTTAAGGAATTAACATGAAAACATTTACCGGATGGCAGTACCTGCTGATCGACTTGGCCAACCAGTTTGGCCACGACAAGTTAGTCTTTGAAGAGCGTATTCAGTGGGCTACAGACAACTTGCACAACTTGGAAGCATTGGCTGAACAAGCTGAAACCAAGCCCCTGTACAACAAGGCTATGCAAGCTGTGCGTAAAGCCCAAGCAGGCGTTCCCAGTGGCCACATGGTAGGCTTGGATGCTTGTTGCTCGGGCATTCAGTTGATGTCAGTCCTCACAGGCTGTGTCAAAGGCGCTACAGCGACAGGCTTGGTTAACCCCAATGAAAGAGCTGATGCTTACACCTACACCACACAAGTGATGAGTGGCATCTTAGGCAACAGCGTTGACATCAGCCGAGCTGATGCAAAGCAAAGCTTAATGACCTCTTTCTACGGCTCCAAAGCCATGCCCAAGCAGATCTTCGGGGAAGACACACCTGAGCTAGATGCTTTCTACCAAGCAGCCAATGAAGTGGCACCAGGCGCATGGCAGTTGCTGCAAGAGCTGTTGGGTAGCTGGAAACCATGGGGCTTGATCCATGAGTGGAAGCTGCCAGATGGGTTTGATGCCAAGGTCAAAGTCATGAACAAAAGAGAAGTACGCATTGAAGTCGATGAACTCGACCATGCCACCTTCACTTACGAGTTCTATGAGAACTTGGGTGCACGTCATGGCCTAAGCAATGCAGCCAATGTCGTTCACTCCATGGACGCCTTTGTGCTGCGTGAGATGCACCGCCGTTGCAACTATGACGCCTACATGATTGACACTGTCAACAAACTGTTGGGTGATGAGCGGGTTGATCGTTTGCACGACGACTCTGCTCAAGTAAGCAACCCATACGGCAAGGTAGCGTATTACATTGCTCAGTATGAACGTAGTACTTTAGCCAGTGCAGTCATCCTGCCTCACTTGAATGCTGACAACGTCAAGTACCTCAGTGATGAGTACTTAGAAGCCTTGTGGGACATGACAGAAAGCATGACGGAGTACGCACCGTTTGCATTGGTAACTGTTCACGATGAGTTCAAAGCTCATCCAAACAACCTCAATGCAGTGCGAAGCCAGTATCGTGAGATCTTGGCGGAGATAGCGGCATCTATGGTGTTAGATGACTTGCTTAGCCAAGTACATAACAAACCATTTGTATTCCCAAAGATGACCTATGACTTAGCTGACCACATTCGTGGCAGCAACTACGCCTTAAGTTAACAACCCTACATCTAGGTGCTCTCCGAGCACTTGGTGAACTAGGACTAGTGGACATACCTGAAAAGGTGTGTCCACTTTTTTTTTAGCCAAAACATCTAAACCGATAACCTAACTTGTTAGATTTTTGATTTTTGACTATATACACCCGATACCTTTACTAAAAGGATGACATGAGAACAAATGAACTAACAGGAGCCGCCCTCGACTTACTCCTTGCACTACAAAGCGTTCACCGCGAATTGCGCAAATCAGGCTGGGACATGACACTCATTAACGCCGCCCTTAATAAAGCGGGAGTATCTGCAGAAAATACACCATCACCCCACAAAAAGAAATTCGTACCGAGTTCTGACACAACCACCACCAGTTCAAGCGCATCTTCGGAGATTTAGCATGAAAACATCTGAAGAATATTTAGCAAACCCTAATGAATGCCCATACTGCAGCAGTAGCAACATAGCCACAGTCGGAGATCATGAAATGGATTCTGGTCTATCTTGGCAACAAATAGAGTGCCACGACTGCGGGGGTATCTGGACAGATATGTACAAGCTCATTGGATATGAAGACTTCCAAAAAGGTGACAAATGATTGCAGCTGTACAAACCATACTTTCTCGCCTCCGCATAGAAGTAAACACTGACCCACAAAGGCGCTGCTACCACGGCGTACATGCCAAGTCTGAATTGCAATGGACTGACTGGACAGTACTTGAATATGTCAGCGCTGACAAGATAAAAGACCGTCTCAAGTTCTGGCTTGAATTAAATGACATTGCAGTAAAAGACCGTGGAGAAGTTGCTCGGCGTGAGTTCAAGCTGGGTGATGCAACAGAACTACTAATGGAGTAAATAGGATGAGTCCATTCATTCTCAAACTTATGCCCATGTTGATTAAGACAGTCAAGGTAGCCATTGTGCTGTTACCCCATGTCTTGGCAGCACGCCAACAACTTAAACCAAAACCCAAGGACAAATCATGACTGTCAAATGTATTAATGATCTGGACAAACGAGATATTGCAAAGTTCTACAAGCAACAACTCACCATCAAAGAGTTAGCGCAAATGTACGGTTACTCAGAACGCACCATTAGGCGCGTACTAGAAGAGAAGTCAATCGTACCAACTCCTAGAGCACGTCCAGTAGCTATCCCTACTCAACCCAGCTTTGTTTACAAAGTGATGCGTTTCTTAAAAAACCTGTTCAAAAGCAAAAGCCTGCATGTCTAAAGTTTACTGTCAACTACAACCGCCACTCCGTGCGGTGGCTATGCCTTTGTTCCCTACATTAGGCAGCTTACAAGAGGTACTGAACTTCGCTGACTCCAAGCTACCTATTACTACCAAAAATGACATCACTACTTTGTTGATGACTTATCACAATACTTTGCTTAGGCAGATACAACTTGGTTGTTAAACCATAAAGAAAGAACATCATGGGATTAGATGCTTACGTTCGTCACGACTTTAAAGGCGTAGACGATGAAATTGAATCAACAGAGCTTTGGTATGGCCGTAAAGAGAATGAAATTCACGGCTGGATGCAAAGACAATCAGGTGTTTTAGCCAATGACTTTAACTGTGTTGACTTTGAGTTAACAGCAGAACTCCTTGATGAATTTGAAGATGACCTCAAAAAGGGAATGCTCATACCCACATCAGGGTTCTTCTTTGGCAGTGGCAATAACCAAGAATCAGTAACTGAAGAAGCTACCAAGTTGCTTGAAGCTGCACGATTATCTTTGGCTGATGGCAACACGCCGTATTACACATCTTGGTGGTAAGTGATGCAACCCAACCAAGAACACGATCTGGCTCAAATTTACAGAAGCAGTAGCCGTATTCGGCATATTGTTTACCGTCCAGATAAAAGCAAACAACAACCATGGGCCTCTTACTACCGTGGTGATCCTGGTATGTGCTTCACCACTTTAGAAGCCGCACGAATTTTCCATTTTCTACAAGGCGATCCCCTTGTCATAACCAACTAAAAGATACCTATGAAAGTCAAAGTCTCTCAAGCCGTCAGTCTAATCACGGCCATTATCAAAGCAAAGCTTGTCCCCATGCTCGCAGGCAGTCCTGGCTGTGGCAAATCACAAATTGCCTACAAGATTGCAGCTGACTACAACTTGAAAGTCATTGACTTGCGTTTGAGCCAGTGCGATCCCACAGATTTGTTGGGCTTTCCCACTATCTTGGGTAACAAAGCAGGCTATGTGCCCATGGAAACCTTCCCTATTGAAGATGATCCATTGCCTGCAGGACATTCTGGCTGGTTGCTGTTCTTGGATGAGTTCAACTCAGCCTCCCCTGCTGTACAGGCAGCGGCTTACAAGCTCATTCTTGACCGCATGGTCGGTGTGCACCACTTGCACAAGAACGTAGCCATCATGTGCGCAGGCAATCTGGAGACAGACAACGCCATCGTGCAACCCATGAGCACTGCTCTGCAGTCTCGTCTGGTGCACATGGAGCTGGATATCGACTCCTTGGAGTGGATTAACTGGGCCAGTGAAGCCAAGCTTAATCACCACATTGTGGATTACATCAAGTTCAAGCCAGGTGCATTGTTTACGTTTCGCCCTGACCACACAGACAGTACTTACGCTTGTCCACGTACATGGGAGTTCTTGAGCCGGCTCATGGCGGTGGTGCCTGCAAATGATCCTGAGTCGCTTCAGCTGTACGCAGGTACGGTGTCTGAAGGCGTAGCTCGTGAGTTCATCACGTTCTGCAAGATCTACGACACCTTGCCTAAGATCAGCCAGATCGTGGCAGCACCAGACACTATCAAGATGCCTACAGAAACCTCTGTGCAATACGCCATTACAGGTGCTTTGGCTCACAACGCTACGGAATCTAACTTGAGCCAGCTCATGAAGTTCATTGTCAGAATGCCGCATGAATTTCAAGTGATTACAGTGCGGGAAACTACTCAGCGCAATAAACCATTGCTTCAGCATCCTGCCATTATTAAATGGCGGACTGAATTTGCAGAAGCACTGTTTTAAATAGTATTTATTTAATATGCAGCCACCCTTGAGGTGGTTTTTCTTTGTCTAAAATTAATCAAAAATACATTAATGAACACTTTCAAAATATTTAATCCATTTCATAAACCAGTTGCTCAAGACATTATTCGCAACAACTTAAAAGAGTATGAGCGTAGTTTGTTGCAGCATGAAGCTGCTACTTCATATAGCCAGAAAATGGTTGAATACTATCGTGATGGTATTAAACGCTTGCAAAAACAAGCGGTTGAACTGGCTTAATTAATCCACGGGCCATAGGCCCATTTCAATTGAATTGGCCCTATGTCTTATATTCCCCAAAGTAATGCGTTGCTTGCTCTGAGTAAAGCCAAGATACAGCTTATGTTGTATCCAGATTCGGTGTTTTACACCACACTGGCTTACTCACTTAAGCAATCGTTTGATGACAGTATTCCAACTGCTGCCACCAACGGCACAGTTATTAAATACAACACCAAGTTTTTCATGGATTTAAATCCAGATGAAAGAATATTCTTGATGTTGCATGAGGCCATGCACTGCGCCTATTTGCACATGATTCGTGGCAAAGGATGTGACCAGCACTTATTTAATATTGCTTGTGATCACGTTATTAACCTGCAGCTTATTGAGCGAGGTTTTAAAATGCCCAAAGGTGGTTATGCAGATGCTGCATATACCAACATGAGTGCAGAAGAGATATACAAGATACTCATCCAGTTACCAAAGCCACCGCCTCAAAGCATGGATGGTGACTTGCAAGAGTGCGATGCGCCTGCTGAATTAGTTGAGCGAGAGATGCAAGACATCATTATGCGTGCAGCTTTAAAGTCGCAAATGGCCAATGAAAAGCCAGGTGCTATTCCAGGTGAGATTCAGATATTCCTGAACAAACTATTAACACCTAAACTACCTTGGCACCGTATCCTGCAAAAGTATTTACTGACCTTTGCAAAGAATGATTACACATTCCGCAAACCTAATAGAAGACACTTTCCAAAGTATCACCTGCCTAGTTTGTACAGCGAGCAGTTAATAGATATTGCTATTGCTGTAGATATATCTGGCTCAGTAACTGACGCAGACTTTCTGCGTTTTATTACTGAAACACAAAGCATCATGAAAATGATGAAGCCAGAAAAAATTACATTGATACAGTTTGATACTGAGATTCAATCAGTTACTCAAATACGCAATGTACGTGAATTAATGGCGGTTAATTTTATAGGCCGAGGCGGTACATATATTACGCCTGTTTTGGAATGGGCCGATATTAATAAACCACAGTTGTTACTTGTGTTTACCGACGGTCATTTTAGATTTTATGACCAAGTTACTAAAGTCAAAACACTTTGGTTAATTAATGACAACAAAACATTTACTGCGCCATTTGGCAAAGTTATTCATTACTCAATGGAGAAATAAATGGATTATGCAGAAGCACTAAAAACAATTACTGCTCAAAAGATCAAAGACAATTTAATGGTCATCAAATTAAATTACGATACCAAACTTGTCTTGCCTTTTAAAGCAGGTGTTGCTTTCATGGAAAGTTTAACTAACGCAGAGATATTCAGCGAACCCTACAACGAACAACATACTATTACTGAATACAATAAAAATACTATTCATATTAGTGTAATGTCTCACGCTGAATATATACGCATCAAAGTTGCAGCTTTGTTAGGCGTTAAAGCAGATGACTTGCTTAAAACAAACTATACAGAAATTACTACATGACAACTACTGCTGAAATAACACTTACGCCTGACCAAGAAGAAGCATTGAAAACTTTTCATCGCTTCTTATTAAATCCAACAGAGACAGTATTTGTACTGTCAGGCTATTCAGGGTGCGGTAAGTCAACTTTAGTTCGCACAATGATTGACAAGATCCCTGGCTACGTTAAAAGTGCCAGCTTAGTCAACCCAGAGCAGTGTGAGTACGAAGTAAAGCTTACTGCTACCACTAACAAAGCTGCTGAGAACCTAAGCCAGATTACTGGCCAAGATGCTGGCACTATTCATTCTTTTTTAGGTTTGCGGGTAGAAACAGACTACAAAACCAACACAACTCGCTTAATCCCTAGCAGCTCCAATCTTAAAACAGGCTTTATCTTGTTTATTGATGAGGCCAGCTACATTGACTCTCAGTTGTTAGGTTTTATCTTTCAGATGACTAAACACTGCAAGATTGTTTTTGTTGGTGACCCGGCACAACTTACGCCTGTTAAATCAACAGGAACGCCTGTGTTTGGTTCCACGTTCTCTGGTGCAACGCTTACCAGCGTCGTGCGGCAAGCAGCAGGCAATCCCATTGTGGACCTGTCTACCAAGTTCAGAAACACTGTGAACTCAGGTGAGTTCTTTAAGTTCAAGCCTGATGGCCATCACGTCAAACATCTTGGACGAGAGGACTTTAACCAAGCCATTGCAGCAGAGTTCAGCCGACCTGATTGGCGTTTCTCTGACTCCAAGATCTTGGGATGGACCAACAAGTGCGTGATTGCTTTTAATCAATTTGTCAGTAGCCACGTCAAAGGGGATCCAAACTTTCAAGTAGGTGATTACGCCGTATGCAACAGCTTTTTTAGTCAAGGCAAAAAGTCTTTAAAAACAGAGCAAATGGTGCAAATCACAGGCATCTCTATAGACCTTGAAAACTTAGGCGTTGCAGGCAATAACTTCAGCATCAACAATGAATTTGCTGCTTTTATGCCTAAAACACTGCAAGACAGAAATGCCCGTATTAAATTGGCTCGTTCACAAGATGAGCTGCACTTGGTAGGCGAGATAGAAGAGCGTTGGATTGATCTGAGGGCAGTCTATGCCTGCACGATCAACAAAGCCCAAGGCTCTACGTTTGACCAAGTCTTCATTGACTTAGACGATATCAGCCGCTGTAACAGTGGCGATCAAATAGCAAGAATGCTTTATGTAGCAGTCTCCCGTGCAAGAAACCACGTTTACCTAACAGGGGATCTAGCCAAATAAACCAAACTTTTGAGTACATTCATGACAGAACAGTTGCAACACGACCCTCGTACTAAACAGCAAATTAAAGACGTGCTTTACAAGCACCTTTATGAGCCAATAGACCGCCAGTTTAAAGCCAGACTTCAGCAGATTGCTATTAAAAACGCAGCGATAAGTGGCTATACCCACGTGTCTTTTATTTATAAAAATGTGGTTTATAACTGCGACAGCACAGCGCTGCCACGCAAGTTAAATCGCTTACACGAGCAGCTGCAACCTGTCATGAATGAGTATCTCAAAGAAGCCAAGCAGCTCAATGAGAAAGAGCTGCCATACGTCATTGGCTTCATTACCCAAGTACTTAACGCCTCTAATGAGCTACATGACTATCTTCGACTGCTACCGCAATCTGTCCACCATCCCGTTCAAAGTCTTATTGACACCTGCCCTTGCAGAGGTAAAAAGCTTTCTGAAGAAACAGTGGATTTGCTTCACAAAAAGAACCAAATACCTATTCAGTTAATGAAGCAACGTATGGTCAATAACCTGCTTATTTAAAAAGGACTCCCCATTGAGACATCACATCTTTGAAGAATCTAATAGCTATGCCATTGCTATCTTGATTAAAAGCAGCTGCTTTATCAAACAAGAATTGGTCAACAGCTATGTTGCGCCTCTCAGTGAGCAAGGCATAACCATCAAGGATGTCATTGCATTTACCTTAAGCTACAACGACCAAGACAAAGCCACCGCAGCGCACTGCAAAGAGTATTTGACTAAGCTGCTACCTGCCTTGGTTTCCTTGGGCGTTAAACACCTGTACGTGGCTGATGCAGCGTACTTTAAAGTGCTCACTGGCCAAGCTAAAGCAGATCCGCACTTTGGTTACGTGCTACCTTGCAAGATCAAAGGCTACGAGCACTTGAGCGTAGTCCTTGGCTTGAACTACCGCCAGCTGATCTTCAATCCAGATTTGCAGCCCAAGCTCAATTCAAGCTTGATCGCGCTAACTTCTAGCATGACAGGTGGTTACATAGCACCAGGCACTGGAATCATCCACTCAGCAGAGTATCCAGAAAGCCTTCAGGACATCGCTGCAGCGCTTCAGAAGCTGTTGAGCTACCCAGAACTCAGTTGCGACATTGAGGGCTTCTCACTGGCGTTTGATCAAGCAGGCATTGGCACCATTGCCTTTGCTTGGAGCCAGCATGAAGGCATTGCTTTTGCATGTGACTACGCTACCAGCCACGACGAATTTTATGGACTTAAACGTGTTAACCCTGAAGTCAGAGCATTACTTAGAGACTTCTTTGTCAGCTACAACGGTGAACTAACTTTTCACAACGCCACTTATGACATCAAAGCCATTATTTGTGCACTGTGGATGAAAGACTTGCTGGACACACCCATGATGCTGCATGGTTTGGATCTAATGACCAAATGCTTTCACGACACCAAGGTAATTGCGTACTTGGCTGTTAACTCCACAGCAGGCAACGTACTAGGCTTAAAAAGCTTAGCTCATGAATTTGCTGGTAACTGGGCTAAGGAAGATATTAAGGACATTCGTAAGATTCCATTAGCAGAGTTACTTCAGTACAACTTGGTTGACGCGCTGTGCACCCACTACGTCAAAGCCAAGTACTACCCTGTCATGCAAGCCGACCAGCAAGAAGCTCTTTACAAAGAGCTAATGCTGCCCTCACTCAAAATGATTATTCAAGTTGAGCTGACAGGGATGCCATTAAATCCACACAAGGTTCAAGAAGTCAAAGCCAAGCTAGAAGCTATTCAAGCAGATCACTTGTCAGTCATTACCAGCAGCAAAGTTGTGTACCAACTCAACGTACTGCTGCGCAATGATGCACAAGCCGCTGCCAATGCCAAGCTTAAAGTCAAACAGCATCCACTGGATAAATTTGACGCTGTCATGTTTAACCCAAACTCTGGCTTACAGCTCCAAAAGCTGCTGTATGGCAGGATGAATCTGCCTGTGCTGGATACCACTGACACAGGCCAGCCATCAACTGGAGCAGACACCATTGAGAAGCTGATCAACCACACTGACGACAGCACCTACAAGGAGCTATTGGCGGCGTTGATTGGTCACGGCAAAGTCAGCAAAATCTTGTCTACCTTCATACCAGCATTTGAAAAAGCATTGGACAAAGGAGACGGTATCGCTTGGCTTCATGGCTCGTTTAACTTAGGCGGCACTGTTTCAGGGCGATTGAGTTCAAGCGACCCAAACTTGCAGAATATTCCAGCAGGCTCAACTTATGCAAAGCTGATTAAAGAGTGCTTTCAAGCACCGCTTGGATGGCTTATGTGTGGTGCTGACTTCAACAGTTTGGAAGACATGATCAGCGCCCTAACAACCAGAGATCCCAACAAATTAGCGGTCTATGAGCGAGGTTTTGATGGTCACTCCCTTAGAGCTGCTTATTACTTCAGAGAGCAGTGTCCTGAGATTGATCTAAACGATTCAGTATCGGTAAACACTATCAAGAAAAAATACCCACAGCTTCGACAAGACAGTAAGGCACCAACCTTTCTTTTAACGTATGGCGGCACCCATCACGGAATGATGAGCAACCTTGGCTGGGACAAAGAGAAGTCACAAGCTATTGAGAAGGGCTACCACGACCTGTACCAAGTCTCTGACCAGTACATCCAAGATCGCTTGCACCAAGCGGCAAAAGATGGCTATGTCGAAGTTGCTTTTGGTTTGCGTGTGCGTACCCCACTTCTAAAGCAAGTGTTGTTTGGCTCTTCCAAAATGCCTTACGAAGCTGCTGCAGAAGGGCGTACTGCTGGCAATGCCATGGGCCAGTCTTATGGCCTGCTCAACAACAGAGCTGCTGTAGACTTTATGCAGAAGGTCTGGGTATCCAAGTACCGTTACTGCATCAAGCCAGTAGCGTTGATCCATGACGCTATCTACATCCTTATCAAAGATGATGCAGAAACCGTTCTGTGGGCCAACCAAGAACTAATCAAGTCCATGCAATGGCAAGACTTGCCAGAGATTCAACACCCCACTGTGAAGTTAGGTGCTGCACTGGATATCTTCTGGCCCAACTGGGCACATGCCACCACCGTGCCTAACAACGCAGATCTGGCTACCTTGGTAGAGCTGTGCAAAGCAACAAAAGAGGAACACGCCTTAGCGTGACTTAGAAAAGTAATCTGTTCTTCACCCTGCCCGGCATTGTCCGGGCTTTTTTACGTCTGAAAGAAATCATGAACACATCTATCACCACATCTGAATCATCAGTTCAACAACTTGCAATAGAACGAGCTATTAGATTACTGACCGCTGCCAAAGCAGCGTTTGCTGTGCAGATGCCAAACGGCTCTTTTGTTGGGGAATTAACAGTAGCAGTTAAAAGTCCTCGTCGCAAAGCTAATAACTGGCGTATTGCGATGCCAGGTTACATAAACCAAGTTAAAGCTATGCAAATAGGTGATGTAGTAAGTTGGACAGTTAAAACAGATGAAAGTATTGAATCTTTTCGCTCTACCGTGTCATCACAGGGTTGCCAACTGTATGGCAAAGGTGCTTTTATGACTGCTGTAACAGGTCACTATCTTGAAGCTATGCGGGTGGAGTAATTTATGACTGCCGATGAAAAAACCATGTTTCGTTGCGCACTCATACAAATTTGGGAAACGCTTTACGACCACAACGTAGTTACATCTTCTTGCGTGGAAAGCAGAATGCAGCATCAAGCTGCGTTAAACAACATCAAAGTTTTAGATAACTTAGTCAACAAAGAAAACTCATTTAATTTACTCAGTACACCATGAATACAAAAACACTTAGCAAAACCAATGTAGCTTACAAACCAGAAACACACTGGATCGGTGGTACTTATCCAGGTGTGGCTACAACATGCGTACCCCAATACGTTGATATTGAAAAACGTATTCGTGAACGCAAAGCAAAAACTACACAAATTCAACTGGGTCCAACAGTGGATTTAGTGCTTGCTGCTATTAGGGCAAATGGCCCTATTAGTCTTATTCAGCTCACAGTACTGACGGGGCGAAGTGATAAAACAATTTACGCCCGAATAGCAGGACTTTTACGGTCAGCACTGATAACAAAAGAACTGTGTAAAAACAAACACAACCATCAAAAGTCATTCTTTTATTCGGGGGTGCAGTGATGACAAAAGAACAAATCTTAGAAGTCATCAAATTATTATCAGCAGTTGAGTCGTGGTCATTTTCTTGCGGTCACAGTATGCCGCATTACTTGCACGACCAACTAGAAAAATGCGTAGCTGCTCTTACTGATGAGCTATTTAAATGCCCCCAGTAGTCAAACCTTATGGCTGGACCGCCACACATTTTTCTTGCATTTGGTTTGATGAATTTGCAAGGGAAGACGCAGAAGATGCAGCACGATCCACTGGTATTGGTTCTGTAGCCTTCCCTATTTACAAACGTCCACCAGAGTTGCGAATGGTGCTGGACATCTTGCAAAAGCGATACATGGGCGACAACAACAGGGAAGACTTGGAAGTGCTGCGCTGTATTGCAGATGTTAAGAAACACTTTGGAGTAACAGAATGAAAACTAAAGACGAAGCACTGAAACGTTGTCCAGAATGTGGCAGCGATAAAGTTACGGTGACAGCAGAACAGTCGTTCATGGCCAACACAGGGGAGCACTACTGTCACAGCGTCAAGACGCAGGACTCAGACGCCAAGGCACGTTGCCTAGCGTGCGGGTGGGTTGGCGAACACAAAGATTTAGTGGGGTTTAGCTATGACTAAAGAACGCGAAGCACTGAAGCTGGCGCTAATTAAGTGGACGCTTGGTGGCGAGAAAGATTGTTGTTATGACAATTGGCTGGGTGAGACACCATTTGGCAAAATTTTGATTACATGGAAAGGATGGAAAGACTACCCCTGCGCTACTGTTGATGAGTTTCCCGGTGAGTTTCAAGCACAGGGGTCAGACCCAGATGCAGTTAAAGCTGAGTGCGAGGCTGAATTTGCGAGACGGTGCAAAGAAGCCCTAGCGCAACCAGAGCCATTGTTTACGAAACTCATTGCAAAACATGAGGGCTTGGCTGAAGAATTAGCGCAACCAGAGCGTCCACAGAATTGCGGCTCAGGCTTTTGTTCTTGCATTGAATGCGTGATGGAGCCATTAACAAAACAAGATTGGAAGGTATATCTTTTAATTGGCCTCTCTTGTTCGCCAATTTATCTTACATCACCAAAGATAAAAGCTATTTATGCCAATAGGAAAGAAGCAAAAGCAGAAGCCAACAGACTAAACAATAGTCCTTGTACATCTAAAACATATTGGGTTGAAGGAATGAAAGTAAAGGAACTCAATCATGACTAAAGACGAAGCACTACGCATGGCGCTTAAAAACCTGCTGGTAGCTACTAATCACTTAGATGTTTGCCCCGGAACTGTGCAAGCAGCAGAAGAAGCCCTAGCGCAACCAGAGCAACCGCAGCAAGCGGGTTATGTGCTTGTTCCGGTTGATCCGACGATTGAAATGATCAATGCAGGCCGCGATGTACCCTGCATTGCAGAGGACGACTCGGAACAAGCCGTTGCTGGCGACTACACGAGCGTTTATCGAGCCATGCTTGAAGCAGCGCCCAAAGCGCAACCAGAGCAACCAGAGCAAAAGCTGGACTGGATGAAGGCGGACAACGAAGATGAACAACTGCTTGCTGATAGAGATATGGGAGATAACTGATGACAACAAAAACTGAAGCACTGAAGCAGGCGCTTAACACGAAAAATGAAAATGTGAAGCGCGGCCACCTTGAAGCGGGTGCGTGCTTCGTGACTTATGAAGGCGCAGCGGGCGACTTAAACGCGCTGTCGATGTATGTCAACCGACTTGAAAATGCCATTCGCGCAGCTATCGCACAACCAGAGCGCCAATGGGTTGCGCTTAGTAAAAAGCAGATAAAAAAATTAGGGGACACGCCAACTTTGTATTCAGATTACGAAGCTGGAAGGTCGTCGTTTGAGTATTTATGCCCCTACAAATTTGCTCAAGCTATTGACGCCAAATTAAAGGAGTTGAACGCATGAGAGCACCAATTAAAGATGAAACGCTGCTTGCAGTTATGTGGGAACGCTTCCCAGAAATTATGTCTCGCAAACCTCAACGTACGTGGGTGGGGCTGACGGATGATGATATTTTTAAGGCCATTCTCCCTTTGTGTGATACGCCAAAACTCGCTCAGTCGGTGATTGACATGAGCATGGATGAGTATCAAGCCATCGAAGCCAAACTGAAAGAGAAGAACACATGAGCAAGCCGTGTGAATACTGTGGATGTGATTTGCCAGTAGGTGTTGACAAGAAAACTAGGCAAGTCAGGTCACATCATTTTGTTATTTGTACTGCTAGACCGAAGAAAGATAACTATGAAGCTGGCAAGCGCGAGTGGGTGGGGCTGACGGATGATCAAATCAAAGCAATGGATTCAGGGGTTAACTCGATTTCATCTTTTTATGCAGGGGCGCTCTGGGCTAATGAAAAACTAAAGGAGTTGAACACATGATTAAAGACGAAGCACTGAAGCTGGCTGTTTCGGCATTAAAAGAGGCGTTAACTACAGACGACTCCGTGGCTCGGTTTAGAGCACACGAACGCGCCTTGGGGTATATCCATGAAGCCCTAGCGCAAACAGAGCAGGAGCCTACTTGCCAAGCTACAGGGGTGTGCGTCCGTTCGGGTTTGTATGTGGCGCGACTAGGGCAAACACAACCTACAGGCTGGGACAACGGACTATCTCAAGACTACGACAAGAAATTGGGTGCGTGGTTTAGTGAAAAGCCAAATGCAAAAGAAGAATTGAGAGCAAGAACATTCGACGACTACGGGAACAAAATAGTATGAAGATGAAACTAGAAATCCAAGAGCGCAAGAGCGACACGGGCAAGAAAATGATTGCGCCATACATCAACGGTTGGAACGTGTGGGATATACCTGCCAAAGAATGGACACCTGCGGTGCAAGCTGCTGTTGGTCATGCGTATCGGCTTGGTGCGCAGCACGCAGTAAGCCACATGATTGAAAATATAAATACACCACCGTTTAGTTCCTGTTCTGTTTGGGAGAAAAGAGAATGACAGAACACAAGATAACAAGTGATGGTGCTGCTGCTGTGGCCCCTGCGTGCCACTGGATTCCCGTCGATGCCAACACCCCTCGGGGTGCGAGTATGTGGCTGATAAACAAACGGTCAGGTGTGGCTCAGAAGGGGCACTACGACCCAAGTGATAAATTTTTCACTCACTGGTTCCCGTTACCAACTTTCAGAAAAACAAAATGAGCATTAAGCAAATGCAAAGCAATACAAAACGTACAAAGGAATCCATGTGACCTTTGTTAAATCAACTTTATCAGTACCAGAAGCGGGAGAACTCATGAACGTGCACATCAACACCGTACTAAAACTTATTGATGCTGGTACTTTGCCAGCAGCCAAGATTGGCCGTGCTTACGTATTACTGTTGGTCGATGTCATGCAATACATTGAACGACTGATATCAACACAAACCAGTCAACGCCGTATGGGCGGTCCATTGCACGCTGTCAGTGGCTCACCACATCTTTTGCGCAAGCGAAGAACCTCTGAGATTTGCGTAACGTAAAAGCATCTTCATTGATTTGTGGCCTGTAATCTTCATGATTTCTGCGTCACTGAGCGTCGTTCGTTCAAACAAACGACACGTCGCTTCATGGCGCAAGTCATGAAACTTTAAATCCAAACAGCTTGCTGCTTTAAAGATGCCCGGACTGCGGGTGTTGCAAAACAACTTGGACATCTCTGCACTCATCACGCGCAAGTACAAAGGTGTCATCGTGCCATTCCACCATGGAAACAAAGCATCTTCTTTAGAACCTTCTGGCAGCACCCGCACTTTTAAGTAATCTTTAAGCGTAGACATTGCCACTGTACTCAATGGCACTTGCCGTTTGTCACCATTTTTGGTTTTTTCTAAAAACACAGTTCGTTTGCTAAATTTCACTTGATCTAACGTCAATGTGTACATTTCTTGCAAACGCATTGCAGACTCCACTGCCAAAATAAACAGTGTGCGTGTAGCAGCAACGTATTCAATACTGTAAGGTCGTTGCTTACGGGGCAACACACCACCATCAATGATGGTCAAAATCTTTTCGTATTCACCGTCTTCCAGGCGTCTATCACGCTCAATGTCTTCTCGCGCCACACCTGCCAAAGCTTTATCTTGGACTGTGTACTGCGAGTAACCATCAGGCAGCGTTCTAAAAGGATGATCTGGCATTACCAGCAATCCTTTTCTGACGCCCCAGTCTGTACACCGAGCCAAAGCACCTACCTTAGACCGAATAGTGTCAGGTGAAATCTTGTCCACTCGCTTCATCTCATCAATCCAAGCGTCTACCCAGCGCACGTTAAAAGCAGTCAGGGGGGTTTTACCCCACCGCAATAACAACGTGCCAATGGCTGACTTGTCTTTCTGAGAAGGGTGAGCATTGCTTTCGTACTCACGAACCAGATCTACCATGCTCATGGCTTTGATTTGAGTTTGGTACTCTGAAGGAACAATGCCCTTGTCCAGCAAAGCTTCAATGCGCTGACAGTAAGCAAGACCTGCGGCTTTGTCGTTGAACGTCAAGTACAAAGGTTTTGGTAAAAGCCCTGCCCTCTTGATCGTAAATTGCCAATTACCAGTAGATGGGATAAATTTTTCGTGTGCCATAAGGCTGGTCATCATGCCACAAACACAACCAACTAGGCGTTGTTCCAGTTGGTATTTATGTTTTCTTGGTTGGTATGGGTGGCTCAGAGTGGCTTTAAAAGCGTATCCTGCTATAAAAAAAACCACTTAAATTACTCTAAGTGGTTGATTTCATTAGGAAGTGGGTGGTGAGTGCTGACGGGCTCGAACCGCCGACCTACGCCGTGTAAAGGGGTGTAATCTCGTTAGAAATCAACCACTTAAAATCTCAACCAACTAAAGCGATGATTTGTTGAGAAAATAACGGTGGATTCTACCTTGCAAACACTCTAAGTCCCTGTAACACACACTGCTTCTATTTAACTAAGCATTCCAACGTCGCAACGGTGCCGTTCCACTTCACCGTGCTCCTTGTGCAAAACAATCAAGCTCATGTCACGACCAGATCTGTAGCCTTGTCCATTGTGCCAAGCATCACCACTGGCCAAAGTTCTAAAGTACTCCACAATACCGCCAGGATATTCTTTCTTGTCTACATGATGGATATGCCCAACGTACCAGTATCGGTGCTTGGTTTCTCCCCACATCTTGGGCTGGTCAGCTGCCATTACACCCATCATGGCTGGACCTTTCATGGTATCCCCATGGGTTGACGCAATCAAGTTCCGGCCAAACTGGTGATAAAACGCTGCTGCCGGAGACAGATCGACTTGAACTCTTGGTTCATTGTGAAAGTAACAGCTGATCATCAAAGCCAAGGCATAACTGCTGTGCTTGTCATGGTTGCCTCGGTTAATCCTGAAGATCACCTTCTCATGTTTCTCAAGCAAACGACGAATGCAATACAGCATTGAGCGCAAACCAATCTGTTGGATCTTGGCCCAGCGACCATCAACGTCAACCACAGTGCCTGCAGTCGTGGTGTTACTCTGGTTGTCGCTGTGAAAGTGATCTCCAAGGTTCAGCAGCATCGCTGTCTTGGCTGGTGGGGCACTGGCAATGAGCCGGTCTAACGCACTACAGGTCAGCTTCTCTGCCATGTCCAAGTCGAAGTTATCACCGCCCTCTTGTGCCCAAACTCTCAAGCCAAAGTGTGGATCCCCGATGGGGATCACACACATCAAGTCTTCAACGCAATGCGCCGGAGCCTTAGTAATACCACCCAAACCTTTCACGCCTTCAGCCAAGGTGGCCGCAAACTCTTGCATAGCTGTTTCCATGGCTTGGTCATCAGCTGTGCTCTTAACCCATTGGCTTGCTACCTCACCTTTGGTGTTGTACAGGGTAGACACACCTTTCACCTTGAAGCCAATCGGCACAGTCCGAGTCATGTCATGTGATGGAGCGTGTCCTTGGCTTGCAGCCCGGACACGCAAATCTCTCAATGATCTTTCAATGGTGGCTTCAGCCACACCCAAGTACTTTGCAGCCTTCTTGTTGCTACCCTTGGCCTCAATCGCTTCGATGTATTCCAGTTGGCGCACTGTTGCGTAGCTGACCAGTTGAGCGTCAATCATGCGTGTTCTTTCAGAAGTTTTTCTAAAACATTGATCACTGCATGTTCTGCTGCCTCAAGTTCCTCACCAGTGGGCTTACCACTGGCTATGAGGATTAAGTCAAGCAACAGGACATGAAGAAGTTCGTGGATAGCGGTGTCTTCAAGCGATCTTGGAGTGATCGCCTCTGAGCCAAAGTCTCCCAGTCGGTAGACTGCCAAGCGAGCTGGCATGTCAAACTCCACTGAGGCCATGGCATTCTTTGCTGCCTTTGAACCGCGCTCAAGTCGCCAGTTCTGAAGGTTTAGCAGCTTTGCCCACTTACGGACAAAGCCATCAAAGATAAGTGCATCTGGTTCCCTGACTAGGTTCCTAGATGCTTTGCTCATTTCAAGCGCAAGCCGTTGGCATACTGTTGCAAAGCTCTCGCCGTGCTTGCCATCTCTGTAGCATATTCGTCCAGCGCAACAAAAGCTCGTCCACATTCACTGGCGATGGCGGCAAAGGGTGCATCAGCTCCGCTGGGGCTTGCGGTATAACTGCTGCTGGAACCAGCATTGGCAATGGCGGCTTCGAGGTCGCGCAGCTTGCCAGTACTAACGACAACAGCAGCGGCATTGCGAGTCTTTTGAGTCTGGAAGTCATTTGCAACTTTCTGGTTTGCTGTGATTAATTGCTGTTCTCTGGAGCGTGCTGCTTCACTAACAGCAAGTGCTTCATTGATGTACTCAGCCCTGACAAGCTCCACTGCGTCGTCTATACCTTTGGATTTGTCTGCCAGGTGCCAGACACCAGCAGCAACAATCACTGCGCCTACCAAGCCAACACGCCAATAAGATAGAAGTGCGTTCATTGCCACACCCCAGTTCTCATCTGCTTTTGCAAGCGCGCACAGCGAGCCGGTGTTTGCTTGGACCACAGTGAATCATCCATGCCTTCAGCGGCACGGTCGTAATTTCCACCTTGTACTAGAGCTAAAGTCGTTTTAAATCCAAGCAAACCGTTAATACCGAGCTGGAACGCCATGTTCACCAGTACGCCTAAGCGAGCTGGCTCTAGGTGCTCAGCCCAAGGCAATGCTTTGATGACCGCAGCAGTCTTGTTCCTGATGTCATTGGCCAACAAGTAAGAAGACTCTTCTTCAGAGATCCCGCCTCCTTTGCGCTTGTCAATCAAACGTCCCACACCAATAGTCAAGTAGCCCAATGAGTCTGTGTAAGCAGTCAATACTTCGTCTTCATCACGACGCAGTTGTTTAGTCAGTTCAAGGTTCATTCGATCACTCCTTGGGTAAACCTAAACGACGTTCAGCAGTCTTGCGCATAGTGCTCTCAAGCCAATCCAATCCCCTGGCACCAGCGTGGCCTGCCATGCCTACTGCAGCAGCAGTCAGTAATGGCTGCACGCCAAAGCTCTCGCAAAGCCAGAACGCTATGACGCCTGCAAAAGCAGACACACACAGCTCACCAATAAGCGCAGCTATGCTAAATCCTTTTGGATCTTTCTTAGCTTTGATATACCAGTTTGCAGCACCACCTAGTAAAGCTGTTCCAAGCACCACACCATACTCAGTTAATGAATAACTTAATGGAGTTTTCATTACTGATTGAGCGTGTGCAGATATTGGCAACAGTAGTTGAAGCGCCAAGAATAAAAAAATAAGTACAGTGTCCATTACAAAACTTTCTTTGATCCAAAATACACTGAAGTTACTGGAAAGCTGCCAAATTTTAATGATGCAATAGGAATAGCACCATAGTACAGTCTTTTTGTTATATTTATAATTAAAGACTTAAAGTACCAACCAAGCGATCCGTTATTAGTTGAGTTCGCCCCTGCGTACCATTTTGTTTCCAGTGGATAAGCTCGTACACCTGTGATGGTCAGATAGTCCAGCGTAGCTGAAGGTGTCCCTGTGACAATAAGCGTAGCAGAAGAAGCAGCGGAAGTACCTGATACCGTCAGCACCTTGCCAACAGTGCCTGTTGCATCCCATGTGCCTACTGTCTGCGTTGTCGTTCCGAGCAGGATGGATGTAGCCACACCAGAGGTATTCGTGATGTTTGCAAAGGTGTTATTACCTGTAATGGTCAATGCGCCCGCACCGCCTTGGTTAAGTGTGATGCCTGAGTAGGAAAGACCCGCACCTACAAAAGTCTTGGCGGACGCAGAGGGGAGGTTAATTGTGCCTGTGCCTGTGACTGTAAGATTGGTTGCGGGGGTTGCGCTCCACCCCCCGTTTGGTACGGTCCAAGTGCCAGAACCAAAAGAAATTAATCGGACGTTTAAGCCGTCTGCGTTTGCATTAGTTGAAGTATGGTTGTAATTATTCAAATAGTATGACCCAGCATTTAAGTTAAATCCGTTTGACACAACAAAAGCATCTTGTAAAGATACCTCTCCACCGGGGTTATCCAACTTAAAATCTTGCGTAAAAGTCTTGCCAGCACTCGTAATTGTTTGACTGCCACGCCCTACAAAAGTTGTTCTTGCTGTCCCACTTATCGTAGTTCCAGTGCCGTTAATCCAGTTGCCATAAATTGAAAACGCAGCACTTAATGTCAGTGTCATCGTGTTGGCAGTCCGGGCTGACATATTAATCGTGCCGATGTTGTAGGCGGCGTTGACCGTAACTATAGCTCCTGAATCCAACCCTGTGGATTGAAATATAGCTGTGTCTTGTGCAAGGGGGAAGTTATTAACCGCAGGGGTTCCTCCGCCTGTTGTAGCCCAGCCAATAGAACTCCAGCTTCCACCACCCGCTAAGTTCCAGTACACAGTCTTAGCCGCATCAAACGTAATCCCGCTGTTGCCTTTGCAGTCACCCAAGCGAGTACCACTGACAGGAGCCGCAGCGCCAGCAATGGTGATGTCACGGAAGTCAGCGTCTGTTGGAGCAGCAACAGCAGCGCAGGTTAGAGTGCGTGTTGTGCCAATAACGTCTGACTGTAAGAACGTCCGCATTGTTGCGTTAGTTCCAGCGGAGAGCGTCAGAGTGCCGTTGATAGTTTGGTTGGCTGTGAGAGATACGTTCTTCAGGCCAGCCGCTGCCATGCCAGTGAAGGACAGATTGTTGAAGGTGTTTGAACCGTTAAGTGTCACTGTGCCAGCCTGCGTGCTGGTAAAACTGTAGTTGTAAAAAGTCTGGTTGTTGCCGATAAAAACAGGAGATAGTCGTGGATCGTTTATTTGAGACGTACCCGCAGAGAAAGTTAAATTTGCCCTTTCATTTTCTGATGCACCAAAATCAATAGGATATGAACCAAAAGAACTAAAAGTCAATACACTACTTCCAAGTGAAATTGATCTTGCATGACTAAAATTAGACCGAATATTGCCTACAGAAAAAGAATATGAAGCGGTAGCAAAAGACCCGTTTATAACATCCAGTGTTCCAATAGTTGCAGCGCTGCCCAAAGTCCACCCGCAACCAACTCCATTAACCGTAGTTGTTGAAGCCAAAGCTACACCGTTGGTCGTAAACGTCTTACCAGTGCTGGAACCAGACAACGTAATTGCACCCGTATACGTCCGAGTAATCCCCGTAGCAGCCAAGGTCACGTTGTCGTGCATGGCAATAGGAGCAGAGCCAGCCCATGTAACGTTACCCGAGAGCGGGCCTGCCATGTTCAAGGAACCACACCGAAGCTGCGTAGCAGTACAAGTCACCGTGTAAGCCGTTGCATTGGACAGCGTATCAAACACCACAGCATCAGCAGAAGTAGGCACAGAAGCACCGCCAGCACCTCCAGAAGATGCTGACCACTTGGTAGTAGTAGTTGCATCCCATGTGTTAGTCCCACCAACCCAATAGCGTGTCACTGGAGCAGGAGCGGCAGTCTTGATGATGTTTGCACCAGTGCCTGTAGAGTTGGCTCCAGAATAGAACTCACCGGGGGATGTGTTTGAAAGGATAGTCCCGTTCATAGCAAGGTAGTCAACACCCGATACCCGAGCGCCTGCTATTGTTATGGCGGCTGTGCCTGTTACTGTGACTACGTTACCTGCTGTCCCTGTGACTGTCCAAGCGCCAAAGGTCTGTGCGGTTGCACCAAGGGCAATAGTGTGGGCAACTGTTTTGGTAGAAGCGAGTTCTGTGAACTGGTTGTTGTCGTTAATTGTTGTAGTTGACGTGCCTGTAGCACCGCCGATAGTGAGCTTGTTAAGGGAGAAATTGCCTCCCCCAAAAGTTCGAGCAGTTGTGCTGGTATCAGACAAAACAATATTTGCAGTTCCTTTAAAAAACGTGGTTCCTACGTTTGCCAAAGTCCATACTGAGCCAGTACCTGCAAGCGTCCAAGTCCCGGAGCCCATCTTCAGTGTTTTTATTGCTGTTCCGCTTACAGCCACTAAACCCGTTGTCACGTTGTACGTCACAGCATCAAATGTGCCGGATGTCAAGGTCAGTAGTCGTGTTGAGCCAAGCGTCAGAGCATCAGCAAGCTGGACTGTGCCTGTACCGCAGTCGATGGTGACGGGGCGCCCAATCACAACCCCACTACTGGTAATGGCTGTTGTGCCTCTCCCTGAAAAAGTTATAGCCTGAGCTGTACTGAACATTGTAATAGCACTGCTTAATGTTAAGTTCCCATACATAGAGAACCCACCAAGAGGACTAAATGTTAACGCCGTAGTCCGAGCAGATGCGTCAATGGTTCCAATGTTAAACGACTGGATAGAAATGGAAGTGCCCGCTCCTGTGTCATCAAACACTGCTGTATCTTGAGCCAACGGGAACTGATTAATGTCAGGTGTGCCTCCAGACCCCGGTGCCCAAGCTGTAGCGCTCCAGTTCTGCGCACCTGCTAAGTTCCAGTACACCGTCTTAGGTGCAGGAAACGTGATGCCTGTATTGCCACCGCAGTCACCAGCACGAACAGGCGATGAGCCAGCAGCAGCGCCAGCGATATCAATGTCAAGAAAGTCGCAGTCATCAGCGGACAGGCTGTTGACGGTTAGTGTGCGGGTAGTGCCTAGGGTGTTAGAGCGCAAGAAGATACGGCGTACTGCGGAAGCGCCTGCAACGGTGAGGGTGCCGTTGATGGTTTGGTTACCACTAAAAGTAAGGCCAGAAATACCAGTAGATGCTGGTGCAGTCACCGTTATGTTATTAAATACGTTACCACCTGAAATACTATGTGTCGTTGCAACCGTACCCGTAAATGAAATATTGTAAAAAGTTAAGCCCCCATCAGTTATTAACGTACCAATTGTTGAGCCGCAACTCAATGTAGAAGTGCCTGCATTAAATGTTAAATTAGTCGCTGGTGAAAAGTTATAAGTGCTACCAACAGAGGTAATTAAAACGGTACTTGAACCAAGAATAATACTTCTAACAAAAAAAGAACTAGTAGAAAAAGCTCCACCAGTGACGTTATAGTTCTTTGTATCAAATGTACCGTTGTAAACAAAAATAGTTGAACTTGTATTAAACGCATCTGCAAGTTGTACAGTACCGCCAAAGGTGTCAATAGTAAGCCCGTTTGTAAAAGTCTTACCTGCACTTGTGATTGTTTGAGTGTTTCTACCGCTAAATGAAAAAACACCTGTTCCAGTTATCGTTGTCCCGCTACCATTTTTCCAATCACCATAAATAGTTTGTGGGCCAGAAACTGTTAATGTCATCGCGGTTGTGCGCCCGGACATATCCACTGTACCCGTATATGGCATAGACAACGAATTCATTGTCACCGTAGCAGAGGTATTCATGCCCGTGTTCTCGATGACAGCCGTATCCTGAGCCAATGGGAAGTTGTCTGTGCTAACACCGCCACCAGATGAAGTAGCCCAAGCGTTAGAAGACCAACTGCCGCCAGCAGGTAAGTTCCAATACACTGTCTTAGGTGTAGAAGCAGTGATGCCACGGATGCCACACAAGTCACCAATACGAGTGCCGGAGATCGGCGCAGCAGAGCCTACAACGTAGATGTCTCGGAAGTCAACATCAGTCAAGGTTCCAAGCGTAGCAACTGACAAATTATTGGCAATACCGTATGTGGTGCCGCGAATCCAAGTACGTTTATTCCCCGAAGTACCTGAACTGGACAGCGTGCCTACTATTGTCAGTGTTCCAGAAATGGTAATCTGAGTTACCCCAACTGTTGATACTGGGGTGATTGTCAGATTTAAACAAGTAGCTGCAAGGGTATCAATAACCGCCCCATACACAGCAGAAGCAGTTCCCGAGTTAGCATCAAAAAAAACGTTATCTACCGCAGTTGGGACAGTTTGACCGCCCGCGCCACCTGATGTGGCTGACCACTTAGCTGTACTTGACCACGAACCCGAACCGCCAACCCAATAACGATCAGCCATTTAGACCACCTTTGCGTATTGAACGCCATCCACCTCAATGAAGTCTGCGGGGGCTACTTCTTCCACAACAGGCGGTGCCGTCACCACAGCAATCCAGCCATCAA